CAAGTGCGCGTGGTTGCAGCATGGCGGATTGTCGCACGAATGCAGTACCCGCAAACCGTCAGGGATCGGCCCGTTTTCTAGCGCCCAAGCAATCTGGTGGGCCTTCAAATTGACGCCGCGTCCGGCCGTCATTCGCCCGTATCCGAACGGATGCTTTGCTTTTGCCGCCCATGGCCAGCATTCATTTTCCTCGCCTTTCTGGACCTTCGGCCAGAACCGGGCTTCAAGATTGGCGCGCTTCTTGGCGTCGCCGAGTATCGCGGTGAGCGGTGTCATACGGCGCATGATGACATATCGTGGCCATACATCAAGGAGGGCGGTATGAGAATGTCGGACGCTGCGCGCAAGCAGATTACCGAGCCATCAGAAGGGTGCCGTTTGAGGGCCTATCGAGACTGCGTAGGCCAGTTGACGATTTTCTTTGGCCACACGTCGATGGCCGGGCTACCGCACGTCACGGAGGGCATGGTCGGGACCAAGGCGCAAGCCGACATGGTGCTAGCAGACGATCTCGCGGTGTTCGAGAAGGGCGTAGAAGCCGAACTGAAAAAAATCGCGCGCGTCGAGCAGCGCGAGTTCGACGCTTTCGTGGATCTGGCGTTCAATATCGGGCTTGGCGCCTTCAAATCATCGTCGTTGCTGCGCCACTATCGCGCGGGCGACAAGGCAACGACTGCGCGCGATTTTCTCGCGTGGAACAAGGCGGGCGGCAAGGTCTTGCCGGGGCTGGTGAAGCGCCGCGAGGCCGAGCGCAACTGGTTCCTGTACGGCCATCTGGCGCATTCCATGGTCGGCATTGCCGACCTGACCGCCGTTGCGCCCGAGGATATGCCGCGCCTCGTGGATCATGCCGACGGTGCTATGATGCGCGGCGTCAACCGAATCATCGGACTAGCCGCATAGAAGGGGCCTGCCATGAAAATCGAACCAAGCGTGATTTTGGCGGGCGGGCGTCATCTTGTGACGGCAGCCGCAACGGCGACCGCCGTTCTCGTTGGCGTCGGCATGATGTCGCAGGACAATGCCGCGGCGACGATCGAGGCGGTCAAGCAGATCACCCATGGCGTTCAGGAAATCATCGTCGCGGTGGGCGTTCTGGCCTCGTCCGGCATGGCGGTTATTGCGGCCTTCAAGGCCTCGCCGTTCTCCAAGATTTTATCGGTCGGAAACCGTGACGACGTGGCGGCCGTCATCATGAAAGACAAGGAAGCGGCCGCCGCGATCCCGAGCGATAAAGTCGTGGCCCCGGATCAGGTTCCGTGACCAGTCTCGCCGACCGCTTCCGGTACGCCTACGCGGCGTTCAAAGCCGGACAGGCCATTGTCGCCGCAGCCAAAGAGGTTGCGGCGGCTGTGCCTGCCTCTCCCGCTTCTGGAGGCGGTCTGGCGGCGGCGCTGCCGACAATCGAGCAACTGAACGCCGCCACGGCGTTCCTTAATTCCGATCCGCGCGCCCGAGCGATCATCGCCGGCGCCAAGAACTTCGCCGCTGGCGATGCTCAGAAACTCATTCAGGCCTTCAAGGCGCACGACTGGAGCACGCTCGAGCATATTGCCCTCACGGACGCCCTGACCGTCGCGGACGCCGCTGGCGTGCCCTATGCGGGCCTCGCGCTGAAAGCCCTTCCCCTGTTCGAGTATGCCGCGCACCATCCCCACAACACGGGCGAAGGCGGGATTGGCGCTGCGCCCGAGGGGCCATCGACCAACAACGTCAGCACGGGGGCATAGATGATGCGGTTTCCGGTGCTGTTTTCCATGAAGCACTACATTGAACTGTCGGGCTTGGCGGAAGCGATCGGGGTGTTTGCGCTTCAAAGCCCCTACGATTGGCCAAAGTCGTGGCGGCTTGTCTACGCGCGAGTGTGGCCACTCGGCATAATTATCCGCATGACCGCGCGCGTACTGCTCTGGACGTGTTTCCTGATTCCGTGGGGAATTGTCCAAGGCGTGCGAGATCATGCCGACCGTATTCGCCAAGGTAATGTTCGCGATCCAAATATCGACTCTTAACGGAGGCTGACATGGCGCAGGACGATCCGAATTTCCCGCGATGGGCGCAGAACTTCATACTCGGCGTGGTCGTGCTTGCCATAGGCGCCGGCCTTGCCTTTGTCGGCACCGTCATTTGGGCCATTTCAAGCTGGATCGGTTCCGGCTCACACTGAAAGGGAACACCATGAAACGCGCAATGATGCTTGCCGGTTCCGTCTGTCTCGCCGCGACGCTGGCCGCCTGCAATCCGCAGGGCGGCATGGAGAAGCTGACCGTCGCCGTCCAAACGACGTTGACGCGCGCCGACAATGCGCTCGCTCGGCTGGCCGCCAATGATATTCCCGCCGCGTGCAGCATCATCGGCGTAGCCGAGGGCTATTTCCACCAGCTTGAGGACCGGATCAGCCCCGCCAATATTGCTGCCGAGCGCAAGGCGGAAGCGATCGTTAAGGCAGTGTGTGACAACCCGCCCGCCAGCACGGCGCAGGCTTTCGGAACACTGTTCAGAGCGTGGATGGCGATTCAGAACGCGACAAAAGCGAATTGATCGCGCTTAGGACGGTTTCATAAGGGCAGGGGCGGCGATGCTGGCGGTGGATTGGACCCTCAAGATTGGGGATCTTCTCACAATAATCCTGCTCCTTGGCGGCGGGTTTTCTGGCGTTATCGCCTATCTGCGAGCAGAGGATCGTAAAGACGTGAAACTGCAAGAGAGCGAAAAGCGCAAGGCCGAACGAGACGCTTCCTACGGGGAACGTCTCGCTGCGGTCGAGATCGAAATGAAAACCCAAACCAAAATCCTCGAGCGCCTGGCGGCAGGCGACGAAAGGATGAAGGGCATAGAGTACCGTCTAGGTCTGATCGAGGGCGGCGCCCGGCACTGATGGCGCCCGCCCCTCGTCCAGCGCGGAACGGGCGCGGCTTCAATGCAATCTCACTCATGGCGCGGGGCTCCCGAAAGAGGCTTGGCGTCTTTGATCGGTGCGGGCATCCACTCGACGGCGGGAAAGCTCAGATGCGCAGGCGTCGGCCCTTTGAGGTTGCGCGCCAGCATCGTTGCCCGCCACTGCATCACTCGCCCGTCCGCCGTGCGGGCAAGGACGAAATCAAGTTCCCCGCCTTCCAGCGTTTCGATTGGTCGCCACATCGCGGCTTCGACATGCTTGATGATCCTGACGATGTTGTCCGCCGAAAGATGACGCCGGGCAGCTGCCAGCTTGTCGTCCGCAAGGATGCGATCAAATGCGAATTGATGCTTGGTCGTCTCACTCATGGGGCGGCTCCTCCAGTGCGAGGATGGCGGTGGCGAGAACGGGCCGCGTCACATTAGCTTCGCGGTAGTTGGCGGCGCGCGATGTTGCAGGCCCGATGTAGTGGTTCAGGACCACCTTCGCCGCAGCGTCCCTCCCCGCCTTCCAGCCCTCTGCGCGGGCAGAGGAAAGGGCATCTGCGGCCTCAAGAACGGCGTTTGAGTGCCGGTCCCACAATTCCATCGGGACGCCGCACGTCGTCGCCATTTCCTGCGTCGTGCTGCGCAAACGCTCTTCCAGCGCTTTCAGCCGGGTGAGGTCGTCAGTCATGGAGTGGGCTCCTTCGATTTCATCCAGCCGATTGCAAGCCCCGCGCCCATCAAAAGCCCGGTCGCATATGTCAGCATCCGCATGACGGTCAGGTTGCTATTGTCCGGCAGGGACGTGACGACAAAGCCAAGGCCGATTGATGCGACCTGTAGGGCATACCCGATGCGGATTCCTGTTTTTCTGGTCACTGGAACCTCCTGAAAATAGCAGGCCTGCCAAGGCCCTCGTTCGGATCGACGTAGGCCTTGCGCTCTTTCGGCTTCTTCTCGGGCTTCGGGCGGCCGGCCAGGTCGTTGCGCGATTGCAGCGGGGCGGCGGGCTCGGCCTTGATCCCGTGCGCGGCCTTTTTCTGCGACTTCGCCTTGTTGATCCGGGGCATGTCCTCGTCGTGCGTCTTGACGGCGGCGCAGGCGACGTGAACCGGATAGCGGTTGGTCTTGGCGTTCGATCCGCCCAGGCCGAGCGCGCGGCCGTGCTCGTCTATCCACTTCTCGCCGGGCGGCGGCTGGCTCGGGCGCGTGCGCTACATTTTCCGAAACCGTCTCTACGTTGTCATGTGCCGCCCCGTCACAACGCGCGCGGGCGAAGTCGTGCATTGTTCGATGAGGACGGCCAGCAACCTTGAGCCGCCATGGCGCGACAAGCAGCGGATCAAGAACGAGTGCTTTGGCGCGGATCGCGTGGCCGTCGAAATCATGCCGACCGTCGCAAATTTAGTCGACGCCGCAGACATGTATCACATGTGGGTCATGCCTGCGGGGTTCTCTTTCGATTTTGGCCTTGGCGGCGAGGAGTTCGACAAATGACCACACAGATTGTCATGGCACACGAATTGCCGACGCTCGCAATCTCCGTGCGCCAGCCATGGGCGTGGGCGCTGATCCATGCGGGGAAGGATTGCGAGAACCGCAGCGCGGCGGCCCTGCGCCACATGCCATTGCCGCCGCCAGGCAGGCGGCTTGCGATCCACGCGGCAAAGGGCATGACGCGCGAGGAATATGAGGATGCCGCCGATTTCATGGAAACGCTCGGCGTCATTGTTCCGAAGCCCGGCGACCTGTTGCGTGGGTGCATCATGGGCGACGTGGCGTATTGCGGCCAGACGTCGGAGAACGCCTCAAGTTGGTTTTTCGGCCCGCGCGCCATCATCGTTGGCGATCCTCGTTATTGCGATCCGATTTACAAGGTCGGCGCGCTCGGCCTGTTTCGGTGGCGCGATGCGGCGGCCTGCGAGCCGGCGCCAGTCGCCAAATGGATGCAGAGCATGCCAGCTGCGCCGGCGCAACGCCGATCGCTGGCAGACTTTCGTTGCCGGGCACGATCTCGCGCCGATCCTGCGGATCAGGGACGGCAACAAGATGCTGCGCGGGGCCCATCAGATCCTCGACTACATGGCGAATTGAAGGAGGCGACAATGAAACAGCTTACATTCCAAGGCTACAGC